ACTGATGACAATCAGATTAAGGCTATTGGCACATCTAGGAATCTGCCAAGGGAAATACTATAGGAATCACAGTAAATCTGTCTATCCTGCCTTGTAGACTGGTTATCTAATATGGATAGAATTGTATATATTTGATTGTTCCATCTAACTCTTTCCCCCGCAAACCACGGCTTTCTATTGTGCAATTCTGCTGTTATCGTGTAGGCTTGTTCAGTGTTAGTATGACTGACTTGGGTTTGCGCTCCTAGAAAAACTTTAGCGTAGGATGTTCCCCCAGTGAAGCCTATTGATTCTGTCGTGATATAGGCATTTAATGCAGGTAGCGGATTGGGAGTTTTGACCCGATATCTTCTATCGTCTACCGTGGGATTTCTAGGATTAGGAGTTGTCCTAAGAATTTTAGAAACGGTAGCAGGTCTTCCTGTGGATGTAGATACCTGATTTATTGATGCTGAATCTCTAAAACTTTGACCGCTTGAATCGGTGCTAAAGCTTCTAACCTGGTATCTTTCTGGCACTTGTGGGGAATTTCTAGACTGTGGGGATATGACCGTGGTATAGGTTTCTTCTGTTTTATTCTCCCCTGTGACGATAGGCGGTAACGGGTCATCGTCAGTGCTTTCTGGATCTGGGATTAGCTGAGTATTGCTTTGAGAAAAAAAGCTTTTTTTGACATACTTGGAACCGTCTGTGATATCGGCATAGTGCGTATCCATGCGCTCTAAAGCATTTATTAGACTGCTACTAATCGGCGTTCTTTGATGGGCATAAAGCGATTTTAGTGTTGTTATTACTGCCAATCTGTCATCATCCGTAGCAGGATCTAATTCTTCTACTCTCAAATCCAATAATTCTAAGGATTCGCTTTCTTGTCTAAATCTTTGTAGCTTCCATCCTGAAGATACGAATCCCTGAAAGCTTCCATCTGAATCGTGCGAGTATGTTTTGCGCTCATAGGATACCTGCTCCCAATAGGTATCAATGGATGGGTTTAGGAACTCCTGCGTATATCTAAAAGGACTGCTAGATGTGACGTTAATTGACCAAACATCGATAGATTTATAAACCAGTCCATAGGTTTCTTCTGTTTCCTCTACCGTTTCTCCGTTGAAGGTCTTAATAGTCTTTTTGGTTTTAGTTATTCCCCCACTATCAAAAGCATGGGTAGGAACCCTCAAATAATCGCTAGGGTAAGCCTCCTGATAGAATCCCCTGTTAATTGTCGGGGGAACTTCTGGGTTAGGATCTCCCTCGATATTCATGGCATATCCCTGCGAGTCATCGTCATCATCTTCCCCGTCTTCTCCCACCGTCCTATCTATTATCAATTCCGCATTGTTTAATTCTTTGGCTAGTCTAATTCCCTCTACTGTTGCCCCGAAGCCCCCCGTAGAGTCATAGGACAAGTCCTTAATCTCCCAGTCGTATAGTTGATGGATTGGCTCTAACCGAAAGTCTTTTAACGCTAATCCTGTCGCCTTACTATAATCGGGGAATTTGCCCTGAATCAAGGCTATATCGTCTAAAATGTCTCTCAGTGTTACTGTCTCGGTGGTATCTGGTTCAGTGGAACTAACAGGGATGAAGCTATCGACACCCCCTAAAATCTGGACATCAGACTGTCTGGCCACATGATTAAATGAGTAACTCCTAGCCCTGTTGCTATTGGAATTGGGAGAACTAGAAGTCAATCCGCTAGAGCCTAGATTGATTTGAATCGGCTTATCCAAGGGACTGCGGATCGTATCGCCATAACTTGAATAGCCACTTTGCAAAGGAACTGTGACAGTAACGGCTTGACTGGCAAAATCTACCGAACAAATCCCACAAATAAAATCTAGTCCATAGCAGGATAGCTCCCTAGTAGGAGTAAAAAAATCTAGAATGGTCTGTAGCTTGGATTTATGCGCTCTGACCGTCAGATTTCCATTAGGGGGATTGCGCCATGATTGTGAGATTGATAAGTTGGTGATTCTAGCAATCGCAAAAAGGGGATCTGGGGAAACTATCAGGTTAGTCCTGATCCTAGGAGTGCTATCTGATTGGCTCTCGATTACGGATATTAGGGACGGAAAAACCAGAGCAGAATTGCTGACATTGAATCCTGCTACCGTGGCACGATTGCGAGTATAGGAATTGCTGACATTGAATCCTGCTACTGGCATTAGACCGCCTCCTGATTGCCCTGTACTTTTTCAAGAATTGCAGCTATATCCACAGATGGTAAAGCCCCTGAATTACTCAGGATAGCCCATAGATTCTCTACATCTAAAGCCCCTAGGGTAAATAGTTCCGTCAGGACTCGAATCATGTCAGGCGACAAGCCCATCCAGTAGCCTTCCTTGATTGTTATACCCTGATCCGATGGCGGTTTCTTCCCTTCCCACAATGCCCATAGGGAAAAAATTTCATTAACTGCTGACATCTTATCGGAGCCATATAAGCTCAAAGTTGCTCTTGATACCGTTCCCCTGATGTTAGCTTCCGTGGCTGTCATGGTTTGCTCAGAACCTAAAAAGTTGAGGGATTCTTGGGCAATTTCCCTTTCTACTTCCTCGTAGGAGTCTTTTTTAAGCCCTATGGCGTTCCCCGTGGTTTCCAGTATCTCAAGTTTCTGATCAACCGCTAAATCAACTACGGTATGGGGAGATATTAAAAGGGGCTTTAGAATCGTGTCATCTGAGGTATTAGCTACCCCAGTACGGACATACAGAGGGGCTTGATAGTGTAGAGACTCCAAGTAATCCGTATGAAGTCGATAATGGCTTAAGTTAGCCTCTGCAATCCCTAGTAGTGGGGGTTCTATCTCAAGGGGATTATTGCAATTATTTGGATAGAAAATTACAGGGATTATGGGTAGAGAAGTATTACCCTCATCCACAAGAGTCAGCGTACCATCTACTTTTTCCCATATAGCAAAATAGCCAGGAAGATACTCAATAAACTGATCCACTAATTTTACCGTATATTCATCGCTTGGATTTTGCTTAAAATAACTTCTTTTTATCACCAATCTATCTACAGCCATTGAGCCGTCATCCCGAAAAACAGTTAAGGGATTAATAATATCCTCTCTATCAACCCTAGTTAGAAATGGTCTTCTTTCCGAAGAATCTCCACTGCGACTATAATCTACTATGATCGCACAAAAGCCTTTAGTTAAAGCCGATATATCAGCATCTACAAGAAATTGCTGGAAACTTGTCCCACGCAAGTCAACATTATTAAGAATTACTTCTTTTTGCTCTTGAGAGTACCAGTTAAGAGTGTCTGGCTTGATACTAAATTGGCTTAGTAATCCTGCAAAATTATTAACCGTTTTCTCAAAAAGTTTTTTATATCTAGATCGCTTTAGCCTGCCATAATACTTCTCAGGCGATTCCCGATACTCTGGGGGCAAAAAGATATTCCGTAGCCAGACATAATCATTGGTGGATTCAACATCAGAATCGATTTGAGCAAAGTTTCCATTTCCATATTGCTCGTATGGATACCATGACTTTTTGCCCTCGTAAGAAGCCGATAGAAAATCGATCATTCTTTTGAATTGATCGTATTGCGGGTGATTAGAGTCGATAGGCATAGTACTAATCTCCAATTAAAGGTGGACGATTACGGAACGGATGGGAAGCGGGCAATAATGACTCCATTCTAAACTCCCATGCCATCCATCCCTCAGCAGCAAAAAAAGGAAGGGAGCCTATTGCAGATTTTATCGCTAAAATGCAATAAATATCCCCATTTAATGGGAATAAATTCTGAGGGCGACTTCCTCCTATTCTAAAAAGATTTGTCGATGTTGAATGAATGGTTGATCCCGCAGCCCCATTCACTCCATTCACTCTTGCCCATCCATATCCTGAATTGAGTCCTATTCCTATTAAAGTAGGCGTTGATTTTATTGGGGAGTTAGATGTTTTTCCTTGCACGTTCCCATTAAATGCGCACATTAACCCAGATGCAATAGAGCCATCGTAGTCAAGGACTAACTCCATGGTGCTGCTGCTTAGAGATGTTCCTATAGAAAATGGCTCACTAATGGCTGTTGCCGAATTATTGTCTTTGGCAAGAACAAGCCATGAATACGTTGAACCCCCTGGGAGCGTTGCAGAGGAGTCCATCGGGGAATTGCTAAAAACTACGCAGGGATTTCCCAGGAATTTATTAGAGTTATAGGTTGGTTTTATCGCGCCTGATGTTGTATCGCGTCCATTTCTAAGCAAATCACTCCAACTATCAACAGAAGATCCCGACGTTATGTTAATTCCTCCCACGTCTTTCGCGCTAAATCCAACAAAATACTCCGATCCTAACAACTGCGGAGTCCATAACATTTTTTGCTTTTTTGCCCTATCGTAGGGATTTAATCCTCTGGGCATCAGTTTACTTCCTCGTTATAGGGACGTACATATAGCTCGTTGCCACTACTCGCAAAAGTTGCCCCCGAATTATTGACAACACTTAAGCGCATCGAAAATGGAGATAAATTAATTTTGAAGATAGCTACTTTTGCGCTTGCTCCAGACACTAAAGGCTCTGAATACAACTCACCGCCAATACGATCTGCTGTATCTGTTCCGTCATTTAATGTCACTCGAAGTCCAACAGATCCACCTGTAGATGGTGTTATTGAGCCTAATTTTAGAGTGACCAAACCATACAAATCCTTATTAGTGCTATTGTCATAAGTTACTGCAGTTGACTCAGACCCATTTGCCAAAGAATTTAGAGTTGTTGATGCGATATTTGACGATCTTGTGCCTGGTGTTCCCCATTTTGCTGTTGCCATTTTATACCTCTAATTTATTTCCAAATGCCAGATATTTTAATGCTTGGAGTCGACTGCTTCCAAATTCCAGAAACTTTGATCCAAACTACTGCCTGTTTCCAAATACCAGAAACTTTGATCCATACTGTTTTAGAAGGAGTAGGAATAGAGTATATTGACGGAGTTCTAATTCTTAGCATTTACACGCCTCCTCTAGCAGTTCCTACCGCTCTCGCATCAACATAAATGCCATTATATTCAGCCCAACTTGGATATCTTTCTATTTTTCCTAGGGCAAGAATTGCGTTAACCTCTTGAGTTGTCAGGAGGCTTAAGGGTTCTTGAGATAAAGACAATACAAAATCCCTAGCACTAGAATATGCTAAGTTCAAATCCTTGTCTCCTAACACTTTCATCGACCACTTGATCGAGGGTTGCGATGCCGATAATGTAGTTAAAGACTCCAGGACTACAGTAGCCCTAGTTATACCCATTGCACTAGCGATATCAGCAATACCTAAATTCGTTTTCGCCCAACTGATAATCACTGGCAAAGATGAATCTGATTGATTCAGCAGATTCGCTACCTGCCAATCTGGTAATCCCGTAAATTGTGACTCCGCAACTTTTTGAGCTAGACTCATACATCAACCCCCTAGGTATATTGTAAGTAAATATCGCCATCAGATCCACCCGAAGGCGCGGCAGTACCCGATGTAATTGTTTTATTTTTCCCGTCTAATGCTGTTTGTGTTGCACTAGAAATAGGCTTGTTTAAATCAGTAGTATTGTCTACATCCCCTAGCCCTACCATTGATTTCGTAATGCCATTGACCGTACCAGTAAAAGTAGGATTAGCCAATGGAGCAAATCCACTTATAGCATTAGAAACCGCGAGAGTTGTAGGATATTTGGTATTATCAGGTGATGTTAGAGATGTAGATTTGTTGGTGATGTTTTCAGGGGTAAAACCTAGTGCATTTTGCTTCGCATTCCATGTAGCAGCAGAAGAGATATAGGTATCACTGATAATTGTCCCATTCCAAATACCTGTAACAATTGTTCCCAGAGTAGTGATAGAAGACGAACCAGTCCATGCAGTCAGGGCTGTATTTTCCACTAAAGCCAATCCTACGGCTGCTTTATCAAGTGCCTGGAAAGTCTTGTCACCTCTATAATATTGTGCCGTAGTTCCTGCTGTTATGAAAGCCTGTGCGTCAGTAATGCCATAACCAGCCAATGTAGTAGGAGTGCTAGTTATCGTACTCCAATTCTGATTGTGACTACTAGGAGTAAACGTAGTGGGAATATTGGAAAGGCTATTATAATTGCCATCAAAATTTGACGTAACTGCCCCTATATAAGACCTCGTCGCAGCACCATCAGTTTGAGTTAAAATACCCCTACCAAAAGAAGTAGTTGTTAGTGCAGCAATTGCTGTTAAATCACTATCTAAAGGTTGTGCATCACTAATCTGATACCCAGCTAGAGTAGTTGGTTTGTTGAGAATTTGTCCATCGCCCGATGTGGCATTCCAATCAGGATTCACATTAACTTCTGCTCCTGCTTGTATTCCTGTTAGTTTTGTTCTTTCACTAGAAGTTAAAAATAGATTCGTAGTGCCTTGGACTATTGAATCTGAATTAGTAATCGTATTTTGTTTAGCATTTAAAGCCGCTAATAAATCTGCCTGACTAGAAAGAGTTCCTGTTACGTTTCCCCACGAAATTGGATGAATATGTCCAGATGCAGTTTTAGAGTCTAATTGTGTTTGAATGGCTGAAGTGACACCATCTAAATAACCTATTTCTGTAGTCGTTACCCCTGCAGCTATTCCTATTGATTGAGGAGTTAGCCCAGTCTGGCAATAAGCTTTTAGTCCAGTAGCAGATATTTTGTATGAGGAACTGCCATCATCAGACTCAAAACTATGACTATCGCCCATAGTCCCCGCAGTTAAATCAATAATCCGTACATCTGCCATTTATTAGGCTCCTCAAGCCACACTTACCCTAATATTACCATCTCTAGTTACCCTACGACTTCCCTCTTGAGTGACTCTAGTAGATGCCAACTGTTCAACGACAACATACCCAGGCTCTCTAATCAAATAAACCGAATCGAAACTATCCAACTTCCTTTCTCGCTTCAGGTGTTTTAGGGCAATGAATCGAGCCGAACTAATTGCCCCATCATCCTCGGTCATAAACCAAGAATCATTGGCAGTCGGGACTCCTGAATTAAT